ACGGCCTGCTGCAATGCGGGCTTTAGTGATTCTGCAAGATCACTGTTCGACGGTGTAGTTACCGTCGCCATCCACTTAGCGATGGCTAAGCGTTTCACTGCGGGCGGTGGCACACCCGCTGCCCTCGTTTGTGAGAGCATGGCCACTTTGGCCATATTCCATGGAGACTTAACGTCTCCTACACTATTTAATAGTGGTATGAAGAAGGAAAACCTTCTTATATCTGAAATGTTTTTCAGATCTCCTGAGGGCCTAAAGCCCTCCTCTTTGATCCGTTGCCGGATCGTCTTCAGCTCAGTATAAGCTGTCTTTTCTGCCTCAGGGCAGCAGTAATCTGGAATCAGATTAGAGATCACACAGTGTGTGATCTGGTCATATGTGGACCATTTCCACATTTTTGGGTGCTCAGGAAAACTGAGCATAAGTTGGATGAGTAATCCATCTGTAGTTGCGAGTATATTTCGCAATCGGTTATAGCCTGCTGGTGTAGGCTTCAGTGTAAGAAGGAACGAATCCTTCAATTTCCGGTCATTCATACCGGTCTGACCTGCGACGAGTCGCAGTAACGCACGGGCATTCCGTGACATTCCGTTCTTTGCAGAACGGAGCCTCTTGTACCAGTAAGTACAAGCAGAAAGGACATTTTGAACTTGTCCTATTGTTTCAAGTTCTTCGAACTTGCAATTTTTCTCTGCACCAGAGATTGAACAGGGTATGTTATCTACCCATAGATTGAAGGTGTTAAAACACACCTCTATTTTTGGGAACTCAGGTTCCCTTCCTAAGAAGGACTCCTTCATCCAAGGAGTCATGCATTCCTCGAGGAAGTGCAACACGTCACGATGACGTTCATAATGCCCACAAGAGCAATAGTTGAGAGACTTCCCAGTCTCCCTGCCCTTAGGAAACCTAAGGGAAGTACACGAAGGGAAACCCTTCGTTGATAGTACGTAACGCTTGTTTACCCAAGCGTTGTAATCCTCCATTTAAACTGTTGGAGGTCAGTAGAGTTACGAGACTCTTCTACGAAGTAAGGACGTAACGTCCGAATTGTAAGCACTCTTGTTTACAACAAACATCGCTTTTGCGAAAACGAC